AGAAGGTATCTCTCCGATACCTTCTAAGTATCTCTCTGATACTTTGGGTTTGTTACTCTCTGATACATACCCTATATTTAAGATATAAAGATTATAACCATAAGCACCATTTTTTTCTTTTCGAATAGATATAAAATTAGATTTCTGTAATTCTTTGATATGCCTTGTAACAGATATTCTTGAACATTGGCAAAGTTTTGCTAGATGTTCCTGACTTGGGTAAGCTTCTCCTTTCTCATTAGCATAATTACAAATCATAAGTAAAACTAATTTACTAATAGAACTATTTGTATTCTGTTTAACTCCCCAAGCTAATGCTTCAAAACTCATTGATTAATCCCATAGAAATCATTTGGTTGCACCTTGCCTTCCGTAAACTCATACACTCTTATCATATCTTCTTTTCTTGGTATCACTCCCTCATATTTCCATTTTGTTACAGTAGCTTCATTAAGATTTAATTCTTTGCAAAATCTTGCAACTGACCATCTTTCTTGTACTAAAAATTCATTGAATGTCATTATAACTCCTTGATTTAATTAAACTTATCCATAGTTTTTTTATACTATATGAATATTATAATTTATTATTGAAAAAAAATAAAGATATATCTTGAATAAATAATTTTATACATTATAATTAATATGGTTAAAAAACTTAAATTAGGAGCAGACAATGAGCAAACATGTAGAAATAGTAGCAAAAGGTTTAGTTCTTGATAATGCTATAGATGATATGATTAGAGAACTTTCACTTGTAACAAAAAGAACTGAATCTATATATTCTGATTATAAATTTTACAAACCTTGCATTGTAAATTGTGAAAGTCTTTATAGATTTATAACCATAAAATTCTACTCAAAAGAATCAATTATGAGAAACTATCAAGATTATTTAAGCCAAGCTGATTTTGGTATATTTAATTTTATAGATTATTGCATTGTTGATTTTACTAGAGGAACAAATATGAAAGAAATATCAGATGTAGAGAAAGCTTTGATAAACAGAAAAATTGATGAAAGATTAAAAAACTTAAATAGGAGTATACAATGAGCAACGAAATAAAAGTACCAACAGCACACCTTGAAGCATTTAGAGATGCCAGACTTGAGATTCAGCAAGTAGGTATATCTAAGAAAGGGAAGAACAGTCATTTTGGTAATACATACGCAACATTAGATGACATCATAGAAATATGTGAGCCAATATTATTAAAGCATAATTTATTGACCAGCTTTACACAAACTTATAACAATGTTGATAAAGATTCATTAGAACAATATCAATGCTTTTATAGAATGAAAGTTACGCATGTTCCCACAAGACAATTTTTTGAATCGGAACTAACTTTATATTCTGATAGAAAACCACAGCAAATAGGTAGTGCTATGACATATGCCAAGAGATATCTATATCAAAATATGTTGTTACTAGCCACTAATGAGCAAACAGATGATGACGCAAACAAAGCTCAACAATCTATGCAGAATAAGAAAGTACAGAAAATTAACAGAGGAGATATATAATGGTTTTACATGGCAGTATATTACGAGATGAAATAAAAGAATTGGAGAATGAAATGTCAGTAGCGGAATTGATTGAGCATATTACGTCTGATAAAACATTAACTGATATTAATACTGCACTTGAAGACATTGCATTAGATAGGATAATAGACAGAACGCAAGATGCAGAAGAAATTATAAGAAGGGGAAAAATATAATGGATAAAGATGAAAGTTACGAAAATGTAGAACAAGCTCAACAGCATTATGCTCAAGAGTTAGAGCAACTGCATGAAGATGAAGATAGGCATTTGCAAAAGTTAGAAGATGAAGTGGATAAGCATTTAGCAATTTCTATAGATGTTCATAAATCTTTTTCTTTTGCATTGGAATATATGAAACAATCTAAAAAATTAAATCAATCACAACATATTGCAATAATGCAATTTACAAATACAGCAATTAAAAACAGGAGCAATCAAGATGGAAGATAAATCAATTAAAACACCAAGTGGCTATGAGATAAGAGTAAACTCTGGGAATTTATTTAAGAACAATTCAGAGAATCCAAAAGCACCAGCATATCGAGGTTTAGTCAATATTGAGGGACGTGGATTTGACCTTGCGTTATGGCGTACAGAAAAAGGTTATTTGAATGTAAAATTTACTGAACATAAGATATCAGAAGATGGAACTAAGCAAGAATATAAGTATGATAATAAAACTTCAAACCTTACTCCAGAGCAAGCTGGCAAAATAATATCTGAAGATATGAATAAGAAAGATGAATTTAATGATGACATACCATTTTAAGTGTGTTTATAATTAATTAACGTTTCCTAAAAGTCCATGCTCCTAATAGCATGGCAGTTTAAGTTCTCCCATCAGAGATGGTGGGAGTTTTTTAAAAGGACAAACAATGGGCAAATTAAAACATTTAAACAGCGAATTTTACAAAGAAAATATAATTTACGATAACAACAAAGATTCTGAATATGGCATAGTGCCAATTGAGATGGCTGACAATATGACTGACTTAGTTCTTAAAGAAGCTATGCAGTTCGGTGAAGAAGTTAAAACATCAACAACAGATAAAAATTTATCACATATGAGAAATGTTGAATGTTGGCGATTGAATCAAAAAGAATCTATCACCGCAGAATTACTTAATCATGCAATTATAGATATTAACAAAACTTTAAATTATAAATTATCTGGATTGCAAGACGTTCAATATTTGGAATACCATGAAGGCGGAAAATATGATTGGCACTCTGACATTGGTTCTGGTGTTGCAAGTATGAGAAAAATATCTATTAGTTGGGTATTGAATGAAGGTTTTGAAGGGGGTGATTTACAATTCTTTGGAGATGGTGGAGAAATACATACCCTCAATTCAACGCCAAACAAATTAGTTTCATTCACAAGTTTTTTAAATCACAGGGTTACACCAGTAACTAAAGGTATACGCAAATGCGTGGTGGCTTGGTGTTTCGGTGAATCATGGAGATAATATGACAACAATAGCAGACAAACTAATATATGATAAATGCAAAGAAAGAATACAGGCAGAAGTTAATTCTACTTTGAAAGTAATCAATGAATCAATGAATGAATCAGAACCTGACATTAAAAAACTATCTAATCTTTTTATTATCTTGAGTAATCTTAATCAAAGTATTGCTCTCTTAAACACTATAAAACCTATAGAAAAAGAAGCCTAAATATATTTAATTATTTTAAATAAAATACTTTACTTTTAATAAATAGTAGGTATAATGAATTTATTGAAGTGTGAATCAGTAAGCATTTCAAGGTTGGGTGCAAAGAAGTAGGGATTAATTACCCTGAAACGGAGAGCTACAGAGGGACTCGTTATGTAAGTGTATTTTAATTTAAGTATATTTACATAGGGGTTCTCTCTGATAGAGATGTAAATTCTCGGATTTATACAGGGTAATAGCTGTATGAAATTTAGATGGAAATTCTATGCAAATCACATGTGTAAGGGAGCTATAATACGCTCCCTTTTTTGTCTAATTTTAAAATAAATTTAAAATAAATTGAAATAATTTATATTTTATATATAAATCAATAACTTATAGCTGTATATTTTTACTATATATTCTTTACATATATATAATTATTATATATACTTTCTTTATAGGTTGATAACAGCTTATAAATAAAAACTTAAACAGGAGCAAGAAAATGAAAAAATTAGAAAAGAAAATAGAGAAATTTTTAACAGGGCAAGGTTACGAAAATGTAACTTTTAATAAAACTAACAAATGGAGTGATGAAGAATACATTGAAGTTAGAGCTGACCATGTTACTAAAGCATGGACTTATGAAGGTGAAACAAAAACTATTGATGATGATTATGGAAAATTTACATTAACAAAGGGTGAACATTTTCCAGAAGAAAGAGAAAATAATGACATCTTTAGAATTTATCCAAAAGGTAAAGTGAATGGTCGCCAAACATATTTTATTACATGGGATGGAGTTAGCGACATCATAAAAGATACAATGGATTATTCTTATGGAATCCCAGAAGTAGTTGATGAATTTTTTTATAACACTTTTGATGAATTAGAAGGTTATGACAATGTTTCTGCTGACATCTTAGCAGTATAATTTTAACAGGGAGCAGAAATGCTCCCACAACATTAGGAGTATAATATGAAAGTATGGAATAACGAACTAGGTAGAAAAACTAAATGGAAAGAAGGTCATGGTTGGACTGAAATTATGGATAATGTAAGTAAAGGCGACAAAGTAATAAATGGTAGTGGTGAAGTTCTTATTTGCACAAACATATTGGATTTAAACAAGTATCATAATTTTGGAAGAAAAGCTATGCAAGTCTATTTACACCCAACAAAAAAAGATGGAACTTTACATAAGGGCAGAAGTTTTATCTGTTATAAAAATGATGGAACAGGCTGGGAAAGAGAAGAAGAATAAATTAACAGGGAGCAGAAATGCTCCCATTTACTTGGAGATACAATGAGCAAATTAAAAATAAGAGATGTAGCAAGAAAAGAAAATAGCAATAAATATTGTGGAGCAAGTGCATTGTCAGTTATAACAGGTCTTGATAGTTCAATTTGTGCAAGAATATTGGCAGACTTTGATTCAGATGTAATGATTACAGGTTGCTCAATTCCAAGAATGATTAATGCTATTAGAAATTATGGACTTGAAGCAAAAAGAGTTTTAAATCTTCCAGACAAATTAGGAGCTTTTATTAAGCAAAGAAAAGTTGGAGATAAAAACTTTTATTTGATTGTTGCTAGAACACATTATCAAATTATACAAGGCAATAGATATGTTTGTGGTCAAGCTGGAAAAGTTGCTTCAATTCACAGAAATAAATGGTGTGAGTGGGGAGCTGATTTAGAAAGAGTTTATATTATTTCTGGAGATGTAAAAATGCCAAAGCATATTAAAGATAAAATAAATAAATGGCAGAACAGAAATAAAAATGACTTTATAAAAGATGAAAGAGCAGTCAAAAGATTATTGAAAAAAACCAATATGAGATTTCAAGATTTATTTGAATATGGTATGAATGATGATAGAGATTGGTGGTATGAAGAATATAAAGAGAATAACGAAACATTCATACTTGCTGTTAACCATGATATTGAACCAGCAGAAAAATGGAATAATCTTCTAGGAAAATATTTAGCACAAGAGCCATATGCAGAAGAAGAAGAATATCAATATGGCTATATAGAAGTGAAAGATATAGTTCCATTTACAAAAGAATTTTTAGAGATAGTTAACTGATGGAACAAATATTATTATTAATATTTTTAGTTATTCTATTTTCTGTTGCAGTTAGCAGATAATAGTAATCCAGATAATAGTTATGACAGAAGATTTAATTATAAACCACATTCCATCTGGAACATTATAAGAAATATCTTCTACCACATCTTTTATCTTTCCGTACCCATGCTTTAGTTTATCTAACATTATTTTTTCCTCATAAATTTAGAGATTCCACCAACCCCTTTTAACCCTAGTCCAGCACATACAGTTATATAAATTAAATTAATGTACCAGTCTGGAAGTGTGCCTAAGATATCAAAACCTAATCTTACAAATGGTTGCGTATATGGGACAAAAACCAAAATTGCTGGTAAAAGTATAACCAGAGTTATGAACTCGTCTTTTAGACTTCCAGAAAGTTGGTCAACAGCTTTATTTTCCCATTGACTGTTGAGTTTATCTGCTTCTAATTTTCCTTCTGCAACTGCTTTAGCAACAGAAGTTTTAGCTTCAATCTCTGCTTTCTTTAAATTAGATTTAGCTTGTGATTCTTTACTTTTGTTTTCAAGATAACCACCAACTGCCTTAGTAAGTCCACCAACAATCATTCCTATCATAAACCATCTCCATATTTAAATAATCCAGCAATCACCGTTATGATTGAGCCAATCCAGACCAATGCTTTGACTGCACCCTTACCCATGTTAACAGTTGCTTTTAATTCACTTACTTCTTTTTTTATAGAAATCATTTCTTTTGAATTACTCTCTACATTCTTAGATACAAAATCTAACTTCTGCTCTAGCCTTAACAAACATTCTTTTTCTGCTGATGTCATATTAATTACCTAATGAAAGTGGATTTGCGTTCATTGATTCTGTTACCGTCTTAAAAGATTTATCAACATGCTCAACAATTTTATCTATATCTGCGTCAATCTTATCTATAGATGTTTTATTATTGCTTGAGTTTATTTCTACAGCAGTAATCCTTTCTAGTATTGCAGAATTATCTCCACTTGGAATACTTGACATACTATCTTCTAAAACTGTCAATCTTGATTGCATTTGTGCGTACGTGTATATTCCCCCAGCAATCGGACTTGCAATTGATAGCAAAAAAATCAGTATTATTTTGGGTGTAAGCTGAATCGTTGAATCCTTGTCCGTCATAAAAGTCTATCTCCGTTTTTGTTAAATCTAATGTATCTGTTATCTTAACCTCAAAGTATTCCTTATTAAATGATACAACAGTTAAAATATCAAGTTTTTGTACCACAATATCTGACTTAATTTTTGGGGTTACTGTACTAACAGAATTTTTTTTATCGCTGGATTTGGTCGAATCAGAGCCTTGTTTTTTCTCAGATTTGTCAGATTTTACCGTTTCAACAACCTTTTCTTCATTTACACTTGGTTCTTCTTTTATTTCTTCTTCAGCAGTTTCTTGTTCTTTATCCTCATTTTCACTTATTTCTTCTTTTGGCTCTGGCTCTTTTTCTTCGGTTCGACTATCGTCTGATAACTCGCTTTCTTCATTTGTTCCATCAGCTTCCTCATTCTGAGCTGTTGTTTCCTCTTTTTGTTCATTTTGATTCTCCTTTAAATCATCTTCCATATTTATTTCTTCTAGTTCTGTTGGAAGTTCTTCTCTAATTTCTTGTAATGTTTCTGGTTCATTTTTTATTTCATTGACTGATTCAATTTGTATATCATTTATTTCAGGCAAATTATCTGGCATTTCAATTGTTGGCATATCTATTTCTGGCATATTGTTATCTACAGGTATATCTGCACCAGCATTAATGTTTGTAGGCATCTCATTATTTATTCCAACGTCTGCAATCTCCATATTCATTTGCTCTGCTCTTATATCAGATATTACAGAAATTTGTGAAGATAAATTTGCAATTTGCATATCTTCTGGTGGGTTTGTATCAATGATACCACTTGATATGGTATTTACTATTGATGTTGCGTCTAATGAACCAATCTGAACTGTTTCGATAACTACAGGCTCGGCAACTACAGGCTCTACTGGAGCAATTTCAATGGCAACTGGCTCTATTACTA